TTATTGTGCTTCCATTCACCAATCTGTGTAGTAGTATTGGCTTCGAAAATCTGAATGGCTGCGTTATCTCCACCTGTACCCAATGAAGGGTCTAGTCCAACAACATAGATGTTACCCTTAGTAGGCTTCTTGTACCAACGCACTTGTCCCATACGTGTGACAGGTTCAATGCCGTCTAGTTGAATTAATGTATTAGGATTGATTAATGTTTCATCAGCGATAATGAATTCACAACCAATCTCTCGGTTGAAACGATCCTCACCCAACTGAGCCTTCATTTCGTCAGCCCACTTTTGGTCTCTGCCGGGCTGCTCGTTCCAGTAAGCACGATATGCTTTGAAGCCGTTAACACCTAACTCAGTTGTATTACCAAACTCATCTTCTGTTTTGTTTGCACCTTTCCAAATCAATGCGAACTGGTCTTCGTCACTGTTTGGTGTTGATGTAATGATTGCCTTACCACCAGTAGATAGTGTTGGAGTAATAGCAGTCCAAAATTCTTGCGCAATTGAGGGACGCACGAATGCGAACTCGTCCAAGTATAGTAGTGAGATAGACATACCACGACCTGTGTTTTCTGTCGTAGTAGCACTTACAATACGTGAGCCGTTCTCAAAGTCTAATGAACCTTTGTTGTATGTAGTTACACCTGCTTTAATGTGGTCAGGGCAGTTTTCGTATGCATAACGAATACGCTGCATGATTTCCTGAGCACCTGTATATTTGTGTGCAGCAATAAGAATCGTGCTATCTGGTACAAACATTGCGTACCACAACAAATATCCAGCAGCACTAGTTGATTTACCACTCTGTCGAGGCATCAAACTAATACTGAAACGATAGTTATGATAGGTGTGAATTAATCTTTTCTGATAGTCCCATGGATGATAATTCATGCTACCCTTTGTTGGGTGCTGAATCAAAAAGAAGTTATCCATGAAGTAAAGGTAGCCCGTATCAGGGTCACAGCACTTGATAAAGTCCTGCAACTCTTTGTCTGTTTTAAAGACTGTTTTAGTATACGGGTCCTTGACTAAGGACGGCGTGTTGTTTTTACTCATTAAACTATTTAGTTTCTGAGCATTTTATGGGCAAAATAAAAGGGGCAGTGCCCCTCTTATTACTTGATATCTAATGGTCTTGCTTTCGTAGCAACGATACAGAAATACTTTTCTTTTGCTGCTACAGTTCCACCATCTTGTGTTGGAATATTCAAATCGAATTCTAAGTTATTGAACGAGTCGATGTTGAAGCCAGTACGCTGTAGTAGTGCTGCCAACTGATTAGCACCCAAAATGCTATAGTGATTAGGATTGAATTCATGCTTACGGTCACAGTCGGGAGCAGGAACTTCAATATAAATCTTTGCATTCTGCTTCAATACACGATTATACTCCATTAGACTAAAGATGGGATATGGACTATGTTCTAGTGCATGACGTAAAAAGATGAAGTCAACACTTTCATCATAGTAACCATCCTTCTGTGGGAGAAAACTCAAATCATACTTTTTGATAGGATGACCCTTGCCTTCACAAATAGCGATATCGCCTGGACTGAGTGTAACGCCATGAACGTTAGTAAACTGACGCTCCTTCATTTCATCTAAGAAATAACCGGGGCCACAACCTAAGTCAAGAATGTGTGCGTCTTTGGGTAAGTTTAACGGATCGACATAAGTTTCAACTACCTGCTTAGTCAACTGTCGATGAAACTGGCTGTCACCTTCATCATAGATATGGGCAGTGTAAAGCCATTCGTTATAGAATTTGAGTTTGATAAGGTCCAGTGTTGAATTGATATCGATTAAATTATTCATTTGCAATCCTAAGTAATAACAATACTTAGTCTAGCAGTATGTTCAGAAATTATTTTTTGTAGCCCTTAAAAGGCTTAACTGGGCTAGTATTATTAGTACTAGGAATTTCATCGCTATCTAAATCACCCTTGTTTAAATCAACGTAGGATGAACCCATAGCCTTATATGCCTTCTCAAGCATTTTCTGTTCTGCTTCGGTATATGGGTGTGCAGTATTGAATCGTCCTGCCCAAGATTCTTGGTCTACTTCTGGAATAATTTCACCGTCAGTGCAAGCCAATGCCATACCCAAACGGTTCATTTCATATGTTCTATCAAAGCCTTGTGGATCACGGAACTTGTGCAAGCCCTTTGTGGCAAAACGTTGACGCTTGCTGATTTTACCAGCCTTATAACTTTCGTTGATAAACTCGCTTGCTCTCATTTCTTATAACCCTTAAAAGGCTTGATTGGTGATTTAAGAAGAGTATCATCCATTTCATCACTGCTTGGAGTACTTACAGACTTTTTGCCACGCTTGCCCACTTTAGCAAGTGCCTTGTCAATAACTTGGCCTACATTAGGGTCAAAACTACTAACTACTTGCTGTTCTCCCCAAAGACTTTCGGCTCTGAATTCAGGTTCATGACCATCCATTACGCCGTCATTAGTTCCCTGTTCACCACGAACCGCTGCAATTGCTACACCAAATCTATATAGGTCATAGAAGTCGTTATTCTTTAGTTCAGGAATAATGTAGGTGTTAGGCAATGCCTTAGACGCTACCTCTAAGCCATCATGCACTTGATCCAAACGTTGTTCGGTGATGAACTCTCTTGCTCTCATATTACTCTTCTGTTGCTAATACAAAGTCGTTTTCAGTACTCATTACTGAATCAACATATCCATCTAGTTGAATATCTAGACCTGGGATAGGTTCACCTTGGAACATAACCTGTGAAGAGATAAAATGAAATACGGCGTTGTCAATCAATGGGTCACATAATATGCGTACATTTCCGCCTGCAACGTCCATATCGAAACGTGCTAATGCGTTACCAAAGAATGTTGAACCATACCCACTGAACTTTACATTGTCGCCAGCAGGATTAATCTGTGCATATAATTGGATTGTTTGGCTATCGTTAGTGCCAGGATCGTTAGAACGAATATAGAACTGACCCTGCGTAAATGTGTTTGCAGGAGTCTCAAAAATCACTTGGCCGGGGGTGTTACCTGAACTAAATGCGTTGCTAGTATTAACAAATGTAGCGAATAGGTTTGAGAAGTTGTTATTAATCTTCCCAAACGCAACACGTAACGGATCGCCTTCCCCGTCGTTTGGCAACGTGCCGATATTAATAATTTGTTGTGTGGCCATAGTCTTATTCCGTTGTTATATAGTATTTATCAACGGAACACCGTTTATGAAAGGTTACTTTTGGTCTGTAGCCTTGTCAAATAGTTCTTTTTGAGTTTTTACCCACTCGACCAAAGCCTTGTTTTTACGTGAACATTCATGATACTGAACCATGTTTTTAACATCAGTACGCATTAAATCACTCAGTTTAGCGCCCTCAGGCAATGTATGCAGGGGAGGGCATTCTTCAATCAAAATTTCTGGGACAGTAGGAAACTTGGGTGCAACAGGAACTGCGGTAGTAGCACAACCCGTTAATAGAAAACAAGGTATGAGGAGTAATTTCTTCATTGTGAAACCCTCGGTGGCAATAGCATCTTACCTTCTTTCTTTTCTTCTACTTTTTCTTCTTTTACAGAACTAGTACCCAGTGTTGCGGCTTCGTTGTATGCTTTGATAACATCTTCAGGGATAACACATTGATTGTCATACTTTACAATCTCACGGTCTACGTACTTAATGATATCGTCACCCTTCTGTCTAATAACCCTAGTATCTTTAACAACTTTAGTCACAATCTCAGTATTCTTTTGTTCTGCTTTAGCGTTGGCCTCAGCAAGTTTTGCTTCAAGTTCTGCTACTGCAACCGCTTGCTTTGCTTTATAAGCAAGCCCGCCCTCAAGATAGATTCCAATCGTCAATAAGATTACACCTACGATTTGACCAGGCGTCTTATATCTATTAATGATTGGAATCATTCCTAAGAATGTTGCCGCTAGGAATAACAATAGTCCTGCAACAAAGACCAAATGGACTAAAAAGTCCGGAAAGAAAGTTAGTATCCACATAACAATACTATTTAGTAAAAAATTTCCGAACTCGGTCCACAATGAACTCTACTTCGGTATCTTTTAGTTCAGGATAAATCGGCAAACTTAGAACTCTGCGACTTAGCATCATGCTAGTACTAATCATGTCAGGGGCAGGCAAGTTTCGTGCCACCATAAGTTCACTCAAACACTTTTCATAGTGAATCTTGCTTTCGATTCCGTCTAGGAATAAGTTTCCGTGAAGTCTATCACGTTCTTCTGTAGCAATAACAAACTTTTGGTCTGCATGCTTAATGAACCCGTTACTCAAACAGCGAACGGGTAAGTCTTTAAATCGTTCAATATAATATTTACGAATCTGTTCTCTACGTAGTTGCCACTGTTCAATGTACTTAGAACGTACCAATAGATGTGCGCAATCTAGTTCGCTCATCTTACTGTTAGTACCGCTGTATACATGCTCCATCATCTTGCCGTTGTTCTTATAGTCAACTGCAAATCGATATAGGTCTTCATTGTTAGTGACAATGGCTCCGCCGTTACCACTAGAAGGTAAGTTCTTAGTAGGGTCAAAACTAATAGCCATGCCCATGCCAACATTACCGTCTGCTACCAGCCAATGTTGTGCGCCATCAACAAATACACTAGCACCTAGTTCATTGTCATGTGTTGCACCATAAAGACCTACAAAGCATTTGTAACTCTCATGCGGTTCTGTAAAGTCCAGTAGTCCATTCTTATCAGTATCACCGATACGAACGTTCCAACCAGTTGTTAGAAACGCATTCAGTGTCGCTGGATACGTAATGTTTGGTA